GAATATCATAAAGTTTTAAATCAAATGCAGTAACTCCAATACCTGCAACTGCTTTTTGGTTATAATCAAAAACTCTAGCATCTCCAATAACAGTTCCAGCAGTAGATTTATCAGGGTTCAATCTTTGATTTCTTAAATTTATCTTCGCATTATCATTAAATCCAATTTTTGGCGTTCCTCTTACATGTGTAACTTTGATTGAAGTTCCAACTCGAATCGGAACACTTTGATTATTAAGTGTTTTAGTGGTTCTTGGTTTTAATATGTCTAAAGATGTAGTTGATATTTTATCAATTTCATAACCTCTTACAAAGGCTTTTCCTGATGAAATTTGTAGACAAACTGAATCATCGCCAGGAACATTTCCATTTGAAGTTATTTGTGTATCAAAATAAATTCCTTTATTGCCAAGTCTATTATTTAAAGACTCTCTCACTTCAAGAGAAAAAGGTCTTACGTAGTAATCACCAGATTCATCATAAGTTCTTCTTGCTAATTCCTCTGCAAATGTATTGTATTCTGTTTTTGTTACTATTTCTTCTACATTTCCGTTTTCAACTCTAAAAAGTTCAACAAAATTAGAATCATCATTATCAGTCAAAGATTTTTTATGCAACCTTGTAGATAATTTAAATCTATCTGCACCTGGTGCAGATTCGTTTGAAAAACCTTTAGCATTATCATATAGATCGGAATTTACTAATGATGGACTTACAACCTCTTCTTTAAGTAAAAATCCAACTCTATAACTAGGAGTATTTGTATATTGATCTAATATTATAGTTGAGTTTGTATTTTTAACAAAAAATCCTCGAATAAAAAATACACCCTCATTTATTGAAAGAGAAGATCCTGTAGAAGTTGAATCAGAAACTACACATCTTGCGAATTGTCCATTTTCTGCAATACTTGTATTTGCATAATTTATACTAGAAAGAGTTATAAGATTTTCACCATCGGCAAAAACACCTGATTCTCCATCGGTTCCTGATTTTGTGTATTTGATATACAAAGTATCAGATCCATCAATTGATTCTAAAGCTGTTAATCTACCAACTACAGTTGCTTCGACACCTGTAGTTTCACCTTTTATTTCAATTTTATTATCTGCTAAAATATTAGTATAGGAACTAACTGGGACATTTAAAAAATTTGGATCTATTTTTACTGCTGTATAATTTGGATCATATGTAATTCCACCAGGAATAACCATAGAACCTTCTTTAAAAAAGTGTTGTCCAAATTTTTCAACTTGATCTTGAAGAATCGTTTGTAGAGTCGTTAATTCTCTAGCCTGAATTGGGAATCCTGGTTTAAATAAAACTTTGTGATAGTTCTTACTATCAACAAAATCATCAAAATATGGGGAAACGTTTAAATTAGTATTTTGTGGCATTTTTTTAGAACTCTATGACGATTTTTACTTCTTCTTTTTGAGACTCTGTTCTCGTTATTGGTGCTCGATTGTCAACATATATGATATCTCCAGAGTATTTTTTGACATCTGGGTTTGCCTTTCCGTCAACAAATGATTGACCTAAACTTTGGTTCTTTCCAGTTGCTATGACAACAGAATCACCGTTAAAAGTAGTATCAACTATTCCTGTACCAGTTGCTGTAGGACAATTAATTGTATTTCCAATTGAAACAAAATCCAATTTTTTATATGAATATTGAGAGAGTGTTGAAAATCCAACAGGTTGATAATACTTAAGAACTCCAGTAAGTGGATCCCAAGAAGCAACATAACCAACAGCAGTAGAACCAACTCCAACCGTTTGAGTTATCAATGCGTTAGCTGGGTAGTTTATATCTGATAGTGCTGGGCCTCCACTAGCAGATTTTAACTTTAACGCACTCAAATTAGTTGCAGTCGTATTATTTAGAAGACCAGTTCCACTAAGTTGAAGAGGATTTTTAACTATTCCAACACGAGAAAAATCATTACCAACAATGTAATCTGGTGCATCGTCAACATTATTATCAAACTTAGAGTACACCATAACTCTAAATCCACCTAATTCACGATATATATCGGCACCATGACCTCCTTTTGGTGGAATTACAACTTCAAAATTGACTCCACTTCCTGGATTAAGGTTTTTACCGTCGTAAGTTCCGCTTGTCCATTGAATTGCACCATAAGTATAACCAGATCCACCAGTAACACTTTCTACGTTTTGTATTGACCCACCAACCACACTTACTGTAATTGATCCTCCAGTTCCATCCCCAATAATCGGAATACCAGAGATTGTTCCATTAAGAACACCATCTACTGTTACCGAAGCACCTTTATCTGTAACAACTACAGTTTCAATTTTCCCATCTACAGCAGCATCTTTAACAGATAGTGTTGAAGTATCTCCCCAAACCTGTGGAAGTGGCACGTATTTTGAAGTTACAAATTTAACTATATCTGCTGGTGTTATACTGAAAAGATATTTCCATAGATAACCATCTGACCCATTTCCAGCTGCTTGAGGACTGTTACTAACATGTAAGGGTTCAAATAAAGATTTTTGTCCTTTTGGATTATCTGCAGTTGCTCCGTTGTTTATGCAAATATAGACATTAAACTCAGAGTTGACAACATAGTAAGTAGAGTCATAAAGAGATGTTGACTGAGAATTGGGAGTCAAATTTTGAGGAGTATATCCATTTTGAGCAGAATAGTTATTTCTGTACATTTCGTATACAGTTCCTGTTTGCCAATTATTTCTTGGAACAATTCTTCTAACATCATTTGAAGTTATTTTTTTCAAGAATAACATACTATCATAGTAAAAATTTTCTTGAGCGAAAGAATCTACGGGAGTTGGCACTTGACTAGGCCAATTCTGATCACCGTAATTTTTTACTTCAATATTCTTTGGATTTGGATGTGCCAAAAAAGTATAATAATTATTTTTTCCAGATGCACCAATACCTACAAAACTGTCTATAAAAGTTTCTGCGTTTAATATACGATATTGGTCAGTGATTATTGCGGGCATTGATACTTACATTTTTGATTATTTATACCAGTTATGGAGAATAGGAAGTTGTTATGGGTAGAGTCCTTATGATTTGAGTTGAAGTATCAATTCCAAGGATACCATTTTGATTGTGGAAAGTAAATGATTTTGAAGTAGCATTTCTACTTACATTTATCGCACCCCAACTATAATTTCCAGATTTGGAATAAGTTGATAAACCTGTATTGTTGGGGTTAGTGTTTATTCCTGAAATTGAATTTACATTTGCAAAAATCCTTGTCATTGAAGATCCAATAGACACAAAGTGTGCAACGTAATATACGTTGTCAAGGAAATTATTACCAACACAAACGGTTTCTGGGCCTGAAGATGTAGTTTTAATTCCAGTCACTCCATTTCCAATAAACGTATTTTCAATTACAAAGTAGTCACCAGTGCTGATTCCTGACCTTGATATTTTTTGCAATACACTTCCAGCTGGAGGGCCAGAAGGATCATATATTGTTGGGTCTGGTTCAACTTCAAAAAATATTGCAGGCCCAGTTGTATTGATACCAGTTGCACTAGTTCCAATTCCTGTAATAATTCCAAAATCTCCAAAAGTTCCTACCTCTTCAATAGTTTCAACAACAGCTGTAGTTCCCATACCAACAATACTTATATCATTTAAAGTCTGATCTAAACCATCAATTTGTTTAAATGACCATGCATCTTTTACATATATTCTTCCATCAGAAGGACTAACAGATTTTATAATTCCTGTTGTTGGTAATATTTGTGCTGTTAAGTAATTTCTTTCTTTAGATATGTTTTCGCCATCAATAATTAAGTCATTTACTTGTTTTCTCCACATTGTTGGTCTCTTAAAATCAGTATCGGTAGATATTCCCACTCCAGAGTAAGTAGTGGTCTCTACGGTGTCTGCAGCAATCAATTCATATACAATCCTATTATCTTGTTCACCTTCAACTGCTTTTGTATCCCTGTTTTTAAAGTATTGTAATCTTAACTCATCACCTGGTTTTATTGTTTCATCTACATCAACAGTTTTGAAATCTTGATCGGATCCAGTGTAGAAGTATATTTTAAATTTACTTCCTGCTTTTGGTGCTTCTGTAAATGATATTCTTGTTCCACTCTCGAAAAGAAAATCTTTATCTGGTCTTTGTAATACGTCATTAATAAATATCAAGAAATTATTTTTAAGTATAATTCCCGAACCCTCTTGAGCAACTATACTATAATACTCTCTTTCGCCACCACCTTTTGTTCGAGTAAGTAAAAAGTTCTTTCTAAAACCATTAAATTGTGAACTAAGATCATCAAGTTCAATTAATTGCCCAAAACACCATCCTGCAAATTTATCTTGAAACTTACTTGTTACAGTAATATTAAAAGCACTTGTTCCTATTCCAACTAATGGTAATGTAGTTAATTGTAAATTATCTCCAATTTCATAACCAATACCACGATTTGACATATCAAATGATACGATACTACCACCAGTCCCTACAACAACATCTATAGTAGCTCCAGATCCATTTCCACCAGATAAAGGTATGTCTTTGTATGGACTTGGAGGTGCTGCCGTAACAAAATTTAAACCAGTTGATATACCAGTATTAGTGTAACCAGTTCCTGGATTTACAATAGTTACCGATGTTACTGTACCTCCTGTTCCAATAGAAGCAGTTATAATAGCGTCAACTCCACCACCAAGTCCAACATCAAGAGTTATGGTATTTGTGGTAAATGCCATTATTTCTAAAGTTGTTCCAGAAGCTGGATCGGTTGATCTTGGATAAGGGTGGTCTGTTGAATAATTATCTTTAGAACATCTAAAAATAAGTGAATTATTATCTAAAGTAACGGTATTTGCGAAAGTAAGTCCGTGATTAGGAATTGTTAATGTTAGAAGTCCAGTCTCAGAAATATAAACTGCGTCTGTTGGAGTTAATTGGGATCCACCAGTAACATTAACAGAATTAGAATTAGATGATATGAATACGTGTTTGTAATGTCTTTTGGGATCTACAACAGAAATTAATGGGGGTGTTAAATATCCAGCACCTCCACTTGCTATACCTACGGATTGTATAGTACCTCCTACTGATACAACTGCACTGAATAATGCTTTTCTTGGTTGTTCATATCCACTTCCAGATTTGACATCAAATTCATTTATAATTCCACCTCTAGGTAAATCTTTATTTCCAGAAGTTCCAGTAAAAATAATTGTTTGCCCGACTCCAACTCCAGTATTAGTTCTAGTCATCTCATAATCTGATCTAAGAATACTACCAGATTCTCTTAAGAAAGGTTTTTGGAATATATTATTGATTAAAAACGCACCAAAACTTTCATCAACTCCAGACACATCAACACTATTTGATGTTAAATTAAATGATTTTGTAGATCCATCAAATCTATCTGATATATCATCAATAATTGTATTGTTGTCATAATTTAATCTGGAATATACTCTACCAGAAAAATTAGAACGAGTAATAATTCCACCAGTTGATACTGGCCCATAAGGTGCTTCGGAAAAATATATTCTTCCTTCATTAACTCTATAATCTCCTTTAACCACTGTTACTGCTGCACCAACAGTGTGTGCTGCAGCTACTGTTCCCATTTCTCCCCTTATAACATTTAATGAATTTGTTGATCCAACTCCTACTAAATTGACTTTAATTATTTCATCCTCAATTTTAAGCAGTGATTTACCTAAAATTTCTGATACATCGTTTAAAAGTATGACATTATTAGATACCCCAAGTGCGGTTGATAAACCTACAGATATCACGGTTGTAATACCCACAGGACTTTGAATTACATTATCAATAGTAATTAAAGATCTTATCGTTGCATCTTCTGAGGGAACTGAGAAGAAACTAGTACTACCAATACCAATTACATTAGTAAATGAGACAGCAGATCCTGCAATCGCAAGACTAGCAGCAATTGCTACTTGAATAGTATTGGAATCTATTTTCATTGCAAAAATTTCTGATGGCAATAAAGTTGTTGCAGCAACACCAGCATTAGTGTCTGATGTCTGTGCAATTCCAATGGGTGATTTTCCAGTTTCGGGTTTGTATATTAATCTTTCACCTGTATTGAAATTATGTTCATTAATAGTTATTAGATGATCTGATGTGTTTATACCAGAAGGATTAAATTCTTTATGAAATAAAGGACTTCCCTGAGAAAATAAATTAAAACTAGTCGTTCCTATAACTCCACCACCAGTAGAAGTTACAATTCCAGTAAATTGTGAGCTTATATCATCAATTAAAACCACTTTATTTGTTTGCGATTCATTATAATCAGTTATAATTTTTGAATTAAATACAACTAATTTTGATAAATTTTCATCTTCAGTATCTTCACTAACCATGTCATAGAAAAATCTTTCATGAACTGATGATTCTTGTTCAAGATCAACTTTTAAATCGATGTCAGATTCTGAAGTCGGTTTTAAATTTGATTGTGATGTAGTTCCGATACCTAAATTACAAAAATTCTTAAATCCTGAAACATGAGATAAACTATCAATAGCGTCTTTCCAAATCGTAAATGGAACAGCACCTTTTACTGAATATGAGAATCTCTGATAATAATCATTATCATGTATTCTCTGTGTTTCTAAATTAAGTTTACCTGTATCATCTTTCCAACCATTTAAATTGGTAGCTGTACTATCGACATTTAAATCAAAATTAAATTTAAATTGTCTGGTTACTGTTCCTTTATTGTTACTTACTTCTCCAATAACAATTTGATCAGGTTCAAATTCTGCAGTCGTATCAAATACTTTTAATGATTCAGATAACTGATTCCAACCATTTTTAGCTACGGTTCCCGAAACATTTTTTCCAACAACCTTAACCACTTCATCATCAATAAAACTAGTTCTTTTAAATATTGGTGTAAATATTGCTAAATCATCTTTTTTTATAACTCTACCAAAATTATTTTCTTCTTGGTATAGACCTCCAGTTGTTCCAAGACCAACTATTGAATAACTAACTTTTTCAGCCCCACCTGTGGTATCTATTCCAGTAACAGTAAAATATTTGTAATCGTAATCACTTGAATTGTATCCATCAGCTTCATTTGTAATTTTAATATTTTCAACAAATATTTCATCACCTACTTTAAAGGGAAAACTACCAGAATTGTTATAAAAACCACTATTAGATCCAGATCCCACCTCTGGATTTGGTGCTCTTAATTCTAAAGTAACTGTTTTATTACCATCCGTTGATGCTCCTTTAACGACTATTCCATTTGAATTTACAACTGGTATTACTCTAAGATCTTCAGACAATCCAGTGTCATTTGTCAAAATTTTAACATCTTCAACTGTTGATCCATTTAAAGAAGTTTGAGCAACTATTAATGGTTTACCTATGGCTAACACATTAGGTGGACTTGTATAATTTTTACCGCCTGAACTTATTCCAATACTTTCAAGAGTCAGAGTATTTTTTAATTTTAAAATTACATTACTATCTGCTTTTGGTTTTAGAGTATTATCTGGTGAAAATTCTAATCCTTGATTTAAAACTTGAGTATTATCAATTCTTCCAATATCATCAGATTCTACTGATAGAACAGCATTTACTCCAGATGTGGTTTCTATAGATGTTATAATGGGTAATTGGTCAACATTAATTCCATCACTTAAGACTTTTATTGAGTGAACTCCACCAATTTCTCCAGTTGAATTTGTGGAATAAAATGCAGATGAAAATCCTAAAGAAGTATATGAATCCACTTCAGCAACATTTTCTAAATTAAAATTAAATCCAGTGCCAGTACCAGCGATTCCTGTAACTGTATATTCTTTATTATTAAAAAGTGAATCTATTACTTCTATCTTGGAATAGTCAATTACTCTCTCATCAACTGGTAAAAATATAGTTTTACTATAATTGTCTTTTTTACCTTGAATTCTATAGAAAAACTCACTTAACATGGAATCTCCAGTTAAAATTTGAATATTACCAGTTCCTTTAGTAATTAAATTTGTGTTATATTTTGATTTAAAGTTTTTATCAACATAAAAATCTATGTCAAAATCATTTAAACTTGAATCTGATGTTACAAAATTAATTGTATTATTCTTATAAAAAGTTAATTTTGGATTTATCTTTGATATTTGATGATCTTGTCCTCCAGTTGATCCAATACTTATATAATTAATTGGGAATATTGATACATCATATGAATTTTCTGCTAACCTTATGGTGTTTATCGAATCCCTGATGACATAATAAACTCCATTATCGACTAATGGAGAAGCTGGAGTTGATGCATTATAAACTATTAAATCACCTGTTTGAAAATCATGATTATTAATTGTTATTGTAGAATTAGCTGTATTACCTATCGCAATTGCTGTATCTATAAAAGATACAGGATTTACAACTAATTTTCCGATTGCTGAATTGTATCTAAAGTCAAAAGTTTGAGTTTTATTTGAAGTGATGTGAAGTTTAAATTTATCATTTACTGATAATCCATGTTGGTTTCCTATAGTTGTCCCGATTCCAGCAACAGTTACTGTTCCATCTACTTTTCTTAAAAAACCAGTGACATTATCAACAATTTTTTCAATTTTATGGTCATCTCCAAATTCTTCACGAATATCAACAACAACGTCTTTAAAAAATACTTTATTATTTTTAAATGACGACTTTTCAGTAGATAAACCAATAAAATCATCACTTATTTTAGAACAATAAAGTTTATCGAAATCTGATAAGTCAAAATCATTTGCTAAAGTGACATCTTTTGTTGCTGTGATAGTTGATCCTGTTGAAACCAACTTAACTTCATCACCATCTTTAAAATCATGATTTGGTAAGTATATTGCCTTTGCTGGAATTGACTTATAAATTGTTCCTATACCTGTATTATTACCCACACGTCCAACAGCAACGTTTGATACTGTAGTTCCAACACCAACTGATGCAACTCCCTCAAAATAACTTACTGCAGGTAATTCTATATTTTTATTTTTTATATTTTTAGGAACAGAATATGTAAATTCTGTTTCAGATCTTGAAACTATTGTTCCTGCACTGTGAGTTGTTGCTGTAGTAGAATTATGTTCTCTTCTAACTCTATATCTATTATTTACATCATCAAATCCTAATATGAGAAATTGTTCGGATCCTATTTTAACAACATCATCTACCGCAAATTTTCGAGAAGCAGTTGAATCAGAAAAAGTGACAAAAGTTGTAATTCCAGTTGCGTTTAAATTAGGAATACTTGTAGATAATCCAGAACTAACTGTTGTGACACCAATTATTTTAACACCTTCAATATTTTTGTAAATTGTCGATGATATACCTGTAATTTCAACAATATCTCCACTATTAAGACCATGTGGAGTAGTTGATATTCCTGTAACTTTTCCGTCTATTATAGTAAATTTAAGATTATTAATTATAGTATTAGTTGTTCCTACTGAAACTATTTGTTTTCCTATGACCTCATTTACTTCAGCTGAAATAGTAGGATCATTGAAATTTAAGGTATCTTTTACTTTATAACCTGATCCAGGTTCCTCTACTTTAATACCTGTTATTGTTGATGATCTAATTGCATTAACTTTAATTTCTGCTTTTGAATCTAAGGGGTCTTGAAGTAAAGGATATTTTTTAAACTGATCATTTAAACCTAAATGTGTAACAGTTCTTTTATAATCACCACTATTTAAATTTTCATCTGTTTGTTTACTTACTGCCAAATAGTTAAATGAGTCAGTTAAATCACGGTGTGAAAATGTAATATAGGGGAATGATGGGTTTTTAGTGGACTTATCTATTGTTGAAAAATAAGCGTAAGTGCCTTCAGGAAAATCAGAGTTAATAACAAATTTTCCATTATTTACGTCTAAGTCACCACTTTCATCAAAATTATAATCTTTTATAAAGAATCCATTTTCATAACCAGGTGGTCTATATTTTCTACTAATTAAATCTAGTCTTTCACTTTCTAAGTTAAGTTTATATCCAGATTCCATAAAAGTAAGTCCAATTCCTGTTCTATTTCCAACTGGGCCATAAATTGGATTACCATCATAAGACCAACCAACAATCTTTGAATGGTTATCGGTAGATTCTGTTGAACCTTCAATATTATCTCCAAGTAAACGACGATATTTTTTAACTGGATAAAATGAACAAATTTTATTGCCTGTATCTCCTCTTAATTGAAGAAGTTGACTGTTATTATTTGTTAATGCATAACTATATCTTTTTACTGAGTCTATTTGCCAATCATATATTTGAGCATTAACAATAGCACCAGAACCAGAAGGAAGTATTTTTATCGAAGTATTATTTGGATCATAACCCGATCCACCTTGAACTACAATAACATCTGTAATTTTTCCATCTGAAACCACAGATTTTAATTCAGCAAATTGTCCAATCGTTCCAGATGTACCACCTATTCCAATAACTTCAAGATTTGGTGGTGTTGTAAAATTAGTTCCACCATCTACAATTTCAATATCATTGATCTTACCATCAATAATAATTGGACGTAAAGATGCATTTTCGTCTCCAGTTAGTAATTTTACTTGAGGTGAACGTATGTAATTAATAATATCTGTTACGCCATATCCAACTCCACCATCTGTGATAAAAATACTTTTTAATTTTCCCTTAACTACTGGTGTAGCTGACGCTTTATAATAATCAGGAACTATATCTGTTTTTCCAACCGATACTGTTCCATTGATTTTAAGATTTATGTCAGGATATTTAAAAGTATGTGTACCAACACCAACACTACTTAAATTTGCATATATTTTTCTTTCATAATCTTCAATATTATTTTCAATTAATTCAACCTTAAAATCAGTTATGTTAGCTGTAGCATTACTTCCATCAACCGCATTAGCGTACATGAGAAAAAATTCATTATTATCACTAGTAGCAATAAATTCTCCAGTGAGAACTCCAATTCCACCATCCCAATCCAAAAATTTAGTTGAACCACCAGTGTCATGGGTGACTCTAGGTTTTCTTCCTCCACCATCAAAATTAATCTGAAAATCAGTGTGTAATGAAACTCTATATTTTTCACCACTTCTTAAATTTTTTAAATTAAGTTTAACAAAACCAGCCTCACTACTATGGTCATCCACCTGTTGCCATGAAGTAGCACCATCCACATAAGTATGTGAAACTAATCTTTCTGTATTATGAAAAGTAAATCCTACTGCATAATTAGTATCTTCATCAGGCCCTTTATCGGAAAGTTTAAATTTGTCATTAGATATTTTAGTAACTTTGTATTGAGTTATTGTGTTTAATCCTACAATTCTATTTGAAAATCCTTCACACATATATTCTACAATATCACCACTTTTAAAATCGTGATTCTGAGCATAGATATAATTATTTTCTGTGTTTATTCCAGTGACTATTTCTGTAGGAGAACGCAATGTTTCCAATCTTCCTCCTGTTATACCTTTCCTTTCACTTGTTGCAACGTAATCTGTAGTTAATAATTCTGGAAAAGAATTACTTCTTACAGAAATTTGATGTTTGTCATATCCTGATCCAGAGTCATTAACAATAATTCTATCAATAATTTTTCTTATTTTTTTGGATCTAAATGTATGAGTTTGAGTACCATTATTAGTAATTGGTATTAATTTTGTTTTATTTTTTGCTCTTTTTTCAGTTACTGCTAATTTAAAGTAATTTTCATCAATTTTTGCAATAAAATAACTAGTATTGGATAATAACCTATCTGTTACAAAACCAACATTACCAGCAGTACCTGCAATTCCAATTGGATCCCCAGAAGATACATATATAACCTCTTCACCATCAGAAAATTTGTGTGGATAATCATTGGAACCAATTCTATCATTTGTGGCATCCACATTAGATTCATCAAATATGTTACTATGAGTAAATCCTCTCATTTTTGCTTCACAAATAGCCCCACTTCCATTACCTCCCACTAAACTCACAGATGGAGTAGTTAAGTAATCAAATCCTGATTTATCTAAAACTACTTCTGTTAAAGATCCACTAAAATTTGCATTTGCTATACATCCACTTCCATTTTCATCTGATACTGATAATAAGGGAGGTTCAACAACATCATAATTATCTCCAGAATTTAAAATCTCAATGGTTTTAATTTTTCCATAATAAACAATATCATCATCTATAGGAGAATGGTATTCAACACCATTTAAAGATAAACCTATTGGCCCAGAAACATTATAATTATCATTTTTTATTTTTGGAGTTCTGTATATTCTTTTAAAATTATTTTGATTTTTTAATTCTTCTCCAGCATATAGATCTGCAGGAGTGATTGAAGGAATAGAATTAGAAAGTAAACTATTTTCCGTAATATCTAATGATTCAAAGATATTTTGACTTAAATTTGGGCTACTTATAGATAATTTAATTTTATTATCATCAACATTTTTTACGTAATAATAACCGCTTAAATTTGATCCTTTAAGCGAAGTTGAAGTTAATCCAACGTAAACTTTTTCTCCATTTAAAAAATTATGATTAGGCACATTAAATTCTGATGCGATTCCCACACCTACAAGAGATTTTGATCTGTTTGTAGTATTTGTATTAAATGAAGGATATCCAGAAAAAGCAACATAGGTATTATTTTCAGTATCTACAAAAGAATTTTGTATATTAGATAAAAGAGATGTAATTCCAAAGTTTGAAGAGGCATAATTTAATCTTTTTTTAATTATATAATCACCAAATACACTTGCACCATCTTCACACTGAAACTGTTTAGAAGTATTAACTGCTGTTACTTTTTTATTTTCTAAAACTGTAGATCCAGTATTTTTAAAAATAACATCAACTCTATCACCAACTTTTAGAAAATGCTCTGATAAAGTATTAAATGTTTTATCATCAGTTCCTACTGGGTGTTGAATAACATCAATGTATGATATGTTATTATAAAACCAAGTATTAAGTCGATTATCGTCTACTGAATATTTTTCACCCAAATGCTTAACTCTAATTAATTCATCAATATCAAAATATTTTGAAACATTAACATTATCTGCAGTTCCTACAATTGATCCAACTATTCTCATTTGACAAACTTTAGTTAAATCATTATCTTCATATCCATAAACAAAATTAGAATCAATTATTGGATCCGATTCTACAAAAAGTTTAGAAATACTTGTATTTCCCTCATCTACATTACGACATCCAAAAAACTGATTACTAGATTTCGACGTATATTCTGCTAAAATATAGTTATTATCAGCATTTAAATAGTAAAAATTCCCAGTTTCTCCAAATCCAATTGTAGAATCTACAGTGATGACCTCATTTGATCCTGATAAAACTTCTACTACTTTTGTTTTTGTTGAAACTTTAAATTTATCTTTTATTGTTCCTTTTGAAAAAGATATTTGGTGATATACTTTGTTTCCTAGAAACTTAATGTTAACGTTAGAAACCGTTCCACTAGCAGTTGGATTTGTAAATGAATTTTGATATATTTTTACTCCCACTAAATTTAATGGATTTCCAGAAATAGATTCAACAACAATATCATCAGTAATACTCCAATCAGCTTCTGAAGGAATTATTGTTTGATCGAAAGGTTTTATAATATCAACCTCTTCTCCATACAATACTTGAAAAAGAATTTTTAAGGCAGTGTCAGTTCCTTTTGAAACATAA